GTTCGTCAGTACGAACAACAGGCATGGGAGGAAGAGCAAGCCGCCCGTGAGTTAGTAAAAAGTATTGACATTGATGTCAAGGTATCTTATACTATTCCTAATAGTCGATGAGTAGTGCAAACCAATTCTGGGGTTTTCCCAGAACCAACCTGAGAGGTACAGAGTTATGAGCGTTGAGACAGACAAGTTGTTGAAGAAGCCGAACCATGTCATCTCCCTCGCCACATCTGCCATGTTGGTGGATACACGGGTGACGGTGTGGACTGGCACGAAGCAGGACAGCGAGATTAGCGAGGAGGTGACGCTTGCCAAGAAAGCAGAGCGTGACTCAGGCAAGTTCGTGAAGCACTTGCTTGCCAATTGCCCAGAGCATAAGCGTTGCATGAACTACCGGCAGATTGTGTACAACTGGATGCAGCGCCGTTCGTATGACTGGGCGGGATCGCTACGGTTGCTACCTATCGTGGACTACCCGAAGTTCATGGCTGAGTACGCTCACCATGAGAAGACATTTCACGAGTTGGTGGACACATTCATCCAAGCGTACCCGGTCATCGTGAGTAACCGTGCGTTTGCCTTGGGTGACATGTTCGACAGGAACGACTACCCCGACCCGTCTGAAGTGCGTAGCAAGTTCACGATTAACTTGTACCGCTCAGAGGTACCGACCGGGGACTACCGGGTGGCTATCGCGCAGGATGCCATGGACGATTTGGCTGTGACATACGAGCGACAGGCACGGAGTCTTGTCGAGACGGTGCTGACTCAGCAGAAGGATCAGTTGGTGGACATCATGAAGACACTTGCTGAGAACTGTGCTGTGGAGACCGTGAGCGAGAACGGTGAGTTGAAGGTCAAGCGTAAGAAACTGTACGAGTCCACGCTGACACGAGCGCAGGAACTATGCGAGACCTTCCGTGAGTTCAACCTGACAAGTGACAGCGAGTTGGAGACTGTGCGTATTGAGTTGGCACGAGTTGTTGGTGGGCTGACCATCGACAAGTTGCGCGACAGCGATACCACACGCACCGTTGTGCATGAGGAGTTGACCGACATCCTGAAGAAGTTCGGTCTGTGATGTAAGTAAGTTCTGGGATTTCCCCAGAACCGATAACCAATCTGGAGGATATTGTTATGGCTATTCAGTTCATCGAGCCTTGGAGCGTTAACGACCTGCGTAAATCCGTGCCGCTGTATGCGGAGGACGTGACCATCGTCGCCATGGGCGAACCCGGTGTCGGCAAGTCGAGCGTGTTGAGCGGTATCTCTGAGGACATGGGTGACAAGTGGCGCAAGGTTGGCGACTGCTACCCTGATGACAAGTACGACTACATCTATGTTGACTGTGCGGTGCGGGACATCGGTGACACGGTGATGAGTGTGCCGAACGGTGACCGTACTAGGCTGACGCAAGTGGTGTCTGACTTGTTCATGCTTGATAGTCCGAAGCCGAAGGTCATCATGCTTGATGAGTTCATGAAGACTCCGAAGTTGCTGCAAGCAATGTGGACACGACTCATGCTTGAGCGTTGCATCGGTGACACCCCGTTGCCCGAAGGTAGCATGGTGTTTGCTACGAGTAACAACGAGAGCGACGGAGTAGGCGACAGTCAGTTGGCACACTCCGGCAATCGCACGATGCGTGTACGGATACGCAAGCCGAACGCTAACGAGTGGCTGACATGGGCGGGTAACAACAACATACCTAGTGTCATCCGTGCATGGGTGGCTATGAACCCGTCTGCACTCGCCTCGTACCTTGATGGTGGACAGGACGATAACCCGTACATCTTCAACCCATCGAAGCGTGAGTTGTCATTCGTATCGCCTCGCAGTCTCGCCAAGTCTAGCGTTGTGGTGCGTAATCGTGAGAAGGCCGGTGACCGTGTGACTGAGACAGCACTCGCAGGTGTTATCGGTGCCGCCGCTGCCAAGGACATGAGTATCTTCATGAAGTTGGAGCGGGAGTTGGTGCCGGTGAGCAAGGTGATTGCGGATCCTACTGGAGTTCCAATCCCTGCTAACAAGTCTGCTGTGTTTCTTATGACATTCAACGCCATCGACACCATCGAGACGCAGGATGACCTGAGCAGTTTCATGCAGTTCATCGAGCGGGTGAAGTCCGTCGAGATTGAGTCGCTGTTCTTCACCATGTCCATGCAGAGTAAGCGTGTCGTGCGGCTTGCTAAGAATAACAAGCGCATCATGGAGTGGGCGAAGAATAACTACGAGTTGCTCGTTTAATTGGAGGTATCGTTATGAATGCTGTCATGAAGTACGACCCAGAGTTCGAGTTGAAGAGGGCGCACGTTGACTTGCTCAAGCATCCTGAGACTTGCCAGTACGCAGGTATCATCATGATGGGCGAGAGCAGCGTAGTGCATGACCCGAAGTTGTGTCCGACCGCTTACACCGATGGTGTGAACAAGCGTTACGGTGCCAAGTTCATGGAGAAGTTGACCCGACCGCAGGTCGCAGGTCTTGTGATGCACGAGAATTTCCATGTGTTGCTCAAGCATCTGCCACGCCATCGTGACTTGATGAAGAAGAACGCGAGACTTGCCAACGTTGCTATGGACTATGTTGTGAATGACATGATCCATGACATCAAGGACAAGTCTGTCGTCCAGTTGCCGCCCGGTGCGCTGTATCACCCGATGTTTGCCGGATGGTCTGTGCGTCAGGTGTACGACTACCTTGAGAAGGACGCTGAGGAGAACGGTGGCGGTGGCATGGGCGGTGGTGAGCCGCTTGACGAACATGACTTCGATGCCATCGACAAGATGACGCCGGAGGAGATTAAGCAACACGATGAAAAGGTACAGGAGGCCATTCATCAAGGCGGGCTGCTTGCGGGCAAGTTCGGTAACAAATTGCCACGACAAATTACTGACCTGATGAAGCCGGAGATTGATTGGCGTGAGGTGTTGCGAGACTTCTGGACTAGCACTATGCGCGGGTATGACGAGTACACCTACGCACGCATGAACCGTCGTAGGTTGGCAGATGATTTGTACCTACCAACGATGTACTCCGAGAAGATCGGGCGCGTCGTACTGGGTATCGACACATCTGGGAGTATTCGTCAGGAGCAGTTGAACCTTGTCGCATCGCACGTCAAGCAGTTGTGCGAGGTGATGCCGCCTGACGAGGTGGTGATTCTGTGGTGGGACACGAAGGTGCGTGGCAAGCAGGTCTTTACGGAAGGCAACTACGCCAACATCGCATCGCTGATGAAACCCGCAGGTGGTGGTGGCACTACGGCGGCATGCGTGAGTAAGTATATGACCGAGCATCGTATGGATGCTGACTGCCTCATCATGCTGACTGACGGGCATATTGAAGACAATCTTGATTGGAAGGTGGCAACGCCTACGCTATGGATTATCGACAAGAACGGCAACAAGTCGTTTAAGGCACCCGCCGGTACGCAGAAAGTAAACATCAACAACTGAGGAGATATGTTATGAACATGAATGTACAGTCCGCTCCCCCGTTTTTCTTACAAGATCTTCATGACGATGTTACCAAGAAGGAGATAATGGATAGCCGGTTCTGGCCCATCATCGTAGCCGCTATCAATCAGGTAAAAGACAGCCATGACTCGTTGGTGGTGGGCGACATAATTAGATTTGACGGTAGCAAACATATCAGAGGCGTGACGCTGACTAATCGCATAGGGTTTAGTGTTGCCGGTATGTTCGCGGATTCGCTTGACCCCAAAGCGGATATCTTATTCGGCGGTATAAACGAACCACACCGGAACAAGTCGGTGCTCACGTCGATATGGTCATCGGTCAGGAGCAGCAACGTCAAGTATATCGTTCGTAAAATAAAGACGCCGGGTACTGACCCATACAACGTGCTAGTTAACAGGTGGGTAGACGCTAAAAATTTCATTGGTAACAGACTTGAACGTATGCTTGATAGCACTCTTAGCAAAAGCGGTGCCAATAAACTAGGCAGGATAACACTCAACAACGATGCAGTTATCGCCCTTGCCATGATGTACATGGGCGACATGAGTAAAATAGAAGCCCCGCAAAGTGTGTTAGCGCACATCGAGTCACAGTATCGTGCTTACGTTGATCAACGGAAAAAAGTATGCGATTACGCGGTTGACATCAGGCAGATGTTTAGCAATGACAAATGGGTATTGCTCAGCGACATGTTCGATGATTCAGTCATCGTTGGAGCGATAAGCAGGCAACCGTTACAAGCAGCGGTGGACAATTACATTAGCATGGGTTCGCTGCCTTCTAATCTTCCCTTTAAGTACGACGAAATCGTAGTGCCGTTCAAGTGGTACAAGTCGTTCGCTGACATTGACATTGACATCCGGCGGGATATTGAGATGCAGTTGACTATGCTCAAGTTACATACCAAGTCTGACAAATCGCTCATCCCGAAATCAGGCAGCATGGAGCATGGCAACAACGTATATCCTGATATCGGCGCGATAACGCAATCTTACTCCTCCGAGTCCCCCATCATCGTGATGGATAAAACGGTATGACGTTTGGCGTATACAGTTCTCACGAAGGTCAAGCCATACACTTACCCATCAGGGTAGGTAATAAGATGATTACCGTATGGGTTGCCGAGAACTACTGTAGATACTTTACGCACGCCGAGTTACCGGACTGGCTCAAAGAACGACTCGCTATGATCATGGCATGTGATAACAAACATCTATCCACTAGGGACAAGATGGACTACGCAGTCGCACCGAATGGTGTGGTGTTGAGGGCAGCATACGAGTCGAGCAAGCGTGAGTGTCCCGAAGGGTTTGAGGACATAGGGTGGCGTGTGAATGACAAATACTTTTACGTCGTCACGTCAATTGATCTGCTGGAGAAATTACAGATTGGCGCTGAACATGTAACGGAGAAACTGCGATGACCCCGGAAGGCAAAGTCAAAGCGAAGGTGAAGAAAGTTCTTGCAGAAGTTGGCGCGTACTACGCCATGCCTATGGGAACTGGTATGGGTTCTTCTGGCGTCCCTGACTTTTTAGTTTGTAAAGGAGGGTTGTTCTATGGTATAGAGTGTAAGGCAAATGGGAACAAACCAACCGCGCTTCAAGAAGCGAACATGAAACGCATACGCGAAGCGGGTGGGGTTGCTCTCGTGATTGATGAAACCAATGTTGATACTTTAAAGGAGTTAATAAAGTTATGACTATGAGTGCAAAGATTCGCCGCTATATGGCGAAGGGTACGAGCATCGCTGAAATCGCCAAGCGATTGGGCGTCTCAAAGAATAACGTCTGGACTGTCATCTGGAAGGAAAAGCAGAAGGAGAAGCAGAAGAAGACGCAAGTCGAGCGTAGCCACGACCCGAAGGTGGTGAAGGCTGAGAAGGAATACATCAAGAAGGTTGATGCCCTGTACAAAAAGCCTGACCCCGTGAACCATCCTCCGCACTATAAGGCCGGTGGCATCGAAGTCATCGACTTCATCGAAGCGAAAGACTTGAACTATCGTTTGGGTAACGTAATTAAATACGTGAGTCGTGCGGGTAAGAAGGACTCCGACCCTGTGCAGGACTTGGAGAAGGCTGCGTGGTATCTCAAGCGTGAGATCGACGCGAGGAAGGGTGCGTGATGTTCCGCGCCATCAAACGGTGGTGGCGACAGCGCAAATACAATGTCACACGGGAGTGGGGGCGAGTCCCCCCTCCCAACTATCGCTGCTCAAGGGGCGGGAGGGAATACTGGTGAACGAGCCAAGAGGTATGGAGTACAGCAAGGACAGGCTGAACCAAGAGATACGTGGGTTGCTGCGTGAGAACTCGCTGCACAAGAACTCGCTGTTCCTCAAAGACAAAGAACTTATCGTCCTGAAAGACAAACTGGCGGAAGCCGACAGCACGATTGATACTCTGAGCGTCATACTTGGAGTTGTGCTGCTGATGTCCGTCGTCGGGTTTTTGTTTGCTGTGACGCAGTGGAGGTGAGGTTGTGACCCCAAGCAACGAACAAATCAACGACTGGCTTAAGGCTGCGGAGGCTTCACCGGAGCCGCGTTTCCTCATTTTTGCCACTCTCGCCGCCGAATGGGGTGCGAAGCAGGAGCGCGAGGCGTGTGCGAAGGCGTGTGATGGGTGGATGCATGCCAATGGAAATGATTGTGCCGCCGCGATTCGGGCGAGGGGTGAGGAAAACAAATCATGACCGACGAACCACTTGACCCGAACACGCTCTACGCAGATGGCTTTGAGGACGCGCTCATCGGGCTTGGGTGGCAACATACAAAACTGATTGCCATCTATGACTACGACAAGTGCGTGGAGATACTTATCTTGCGTGAGGACATGACCCACGAGGAGGCTATCGAGTGGATGGAGTACAACGTGGTCGGGTCTTACGTCGGTGAGTACACGCCGATATTTATGTTGCCGAAGGAGGAGTGAGGTGGGTACAGAAGAAGACATACTTGATCTGATCCGCGTCTTGCCTGATGAACTGAACGACTTCTCTACCACGACCGAGTTCAAGTTCCTGACGGTAGGCAGCGTGCTCTGGGCGTGCCGTGATGAGATTGTTTATCTACGTAAACGAGTGAGGGAGTTGGAAAATGGCAAAGGCAGTAAGGCTCAAAGCAAAGTCCGTCGCTGACTGCGTTGATTACCCGATAGCCGATCCTGACCGGGAGAAGGCGTGGGACAAACTCATTAAAAGTAGACAGGGTAAAAACCTGAGAGACCACGGGTTCCCAAAGGACGAACACGGATTCAGGTTCCCTCTGGGCGGGTGCTACTACGAACTGTGGTGCATCGCTTGGGAGTTTGCGTGGGATGCAGGGTACAGAAGTCGGATGGAAGTGGAGTCAAAGAGTGAAGCAAAAACGCGAAAGAAGATGTAATGAGTGTTGGCATTTGTTTGCCAGTCCTGAGTCCATAAGGCTGCATCGTCTGATAGGTGGTCGGTGCCGCACTGAAGATGAGTTGAAAGCCGCAGGGTATACCCTGACCCCCAAGGGGTGGCTGCACAGCATGAACAAACCAAAAGAGGTGTAGGGTGAGTTTTATCACACTTGATTTCGAGACGTATTATGCCAAGGACTTCTCCCTGTCTCGCATGACAACGGAGGAGTACATACGTGATCCTAGGTTTGAAGTTATTGGCGTCGGTATAAAAATCGACGACGGCGAGCCGCGTTGGTTTACAGGAACTCATAAAGAAATCAAACAGACACTAGACGAAATCGACTGGTCTGATTCTGCGCTGTTGTGTCACAACGCGCAGTTTGATGGCGGCATCCTGTCGTTCGCGTTCGGTATAACCCCGGCGTACTACTTCGATACGCTGTGTATGGCCCGTGCCATTCATGGCGTGGATGCGGGTGGTTCTCTCAAGGCTCTGGTTGAGCGGTATCAGTTGGGTGAGAAGGGTACCGAGGTCATCAACGCTCTGGGCAAGTACCGCAAGGACTTCACCTCAGAGGACTTGGCGCGTTACGGCGCATACTGCATCAACGACGTGGACCTGACGTTCAAGTTATTCAACGTCCTCATGTCGGACTACTTCCCGCAGAACGAACTTGACCTTATCGACATGACCCTCCGGATGTATACGCAGCCGGTGTTGCGAGTCAACGACGCGCTGCTCGTAGAACGGTTAGATGAAATTAAACAGGAGAAGCAAACTCTACTTGGCGGACTGAAAAGCCAATTGAACTGTGATACTGAGGAAGATGTACGCAAGAAGTTAGCAAGCAACCCACAGTTCGCTGAGGTGCTGCGCTCGTTCGGTATCGAGCCGCCCATGAAGACGAGCCTGACCACGGGTAAGGAGACCTACGCCCTTGCCAAGAACGATGAAGGCTTCATCGAGTTATCGGAACACGATAACTCCGTTGTGCAACACCTTTGCGCGGTGCGTCTGGGTACTAAGTCCACCATCGAGGAGTCGCGTGTCGAGCGGTTCATCGGCATCGGTGCTAGGAACAAGGGGCTGCTGCCCATCCCGCTAAAGTACTACGGCGCACACACAGGCCGTTGGGCCGGTGCTGATTCAGTCAACTTCCAGAACCTCCCAAGCCGGGATAAAAAGAAGAAGGCTTTGAAAAATTCGATCTCTGCCCCCGACGATCACATCGTAATTAACTGTGATTCATCACAGATCGAGGCGCGTGTCTTGGCGTGGCTTGCAGGACAGGACGATGTTACCGAACAGTTCCGCAAGGGTGACGATGTGTACAGCATCTTTGCCACAAAGATCTATAAGCAGCCCATCAGCAAGGCCAACCCGGTCGAACGCTTCGTCGGTAAGACCTGCATCCTTGGACTAGGGTACGGGACTGGCGCTGCCAAGTTACGTCACACGCTGAAGACTCAGCCGCCCGGCGCTGACTTATCTGAAGAAGAGTGCAAGCGCATCGTCGATCTTTACCGCAGCACTAACGACAAGATCGTCGAGTTGTGGAGAGAGTGTGATTATGCGTTGAAGTGCATGATGTCTTGGCCCGAAGGCAAGGCACCGTTCTATCTGGGCGTTCAAGAGTGCGTGGTGATTGATAGCAGGGGCATCAGACTACCTAATGGCTTGTACATCCGTTACCCCAATCTACGTAGCGAGAACGATAAGTTGGTATATGACTCGCGCAAAGGAACTGTGTCTATCTGGGGTGGGGCCATGGTTGAGAACGTGGTACAGGCACTTGCCCGAATAGTCGTTGGGGAACAGATGCTGAACATGCGTGACACCTATCGACCCGTCCTGACAGTCCATGACGCAGCGGTGATTGTTGCCCCTAAACCCGATAAGGATCAGGCACTTGCATTTATAACGCAAGTAATGTCTACTGCTCCTAACTGGGCTACGGGCTTGCCTATTGCTTGCGAAGCAAAATGTGGTGAGTCTTATGGGGAGTGTTGATGGTTCAATGGAGTTACAGCAGTCTCAAGGAGTTCTTGAACTGCCCGAAGCAGTACTACCACACCAAGGTAGCAAAAGATTGCACCAAGAAAGTTACGGAGCAAATGCTATACGGGACGGAGGTTCACAAGGCGCTTGAAGATTATGTTCGTGAAGGTAAGCCGCTTGCGAAGAACTATCAATTCATAAAGCCCGTGCTTGATGAGTTGTTGGCTATACCCGGCACACGGTACCCCGAACATCAGATGGCGCTTACTCCTGACAAGCAGCCGTGCGACTTTTATTCAGACAGCAGGTGGGTGCGAGGTATCGTTGACCTTCTGATCGTTGATGGTGATACCGCTTACATCATCGACTACAAGACTGGCAGCAACAAGTACCCTGACCCTAAGCAGTTGAAGTTGATGGCGCTGATGACTTACGCCCACTTCCCCGAGGTGGTTAAAGTCAAAGCAGGACTATTGTTTGTACTGAAGAATACGTTTGTACCTGAAGAGTATCAACGCAACGACACTGAAAACCTTTGGAGAGGATTCAGGGTGGACATCGACCGACTAGAGATTGCTTATCAGAATTCAATGTGGCCCCCGCAGCCGAGCGGTTTGTGCGGGTGGTGCCCAGTTAATAGTTGTAAGTTTTATAAGGAGAGGTAAGGTGAACGACAACGATATTTTCGGCACGAACCCGAATCATTTAGTTCGTAGAAACGATCCCGATACGAGCCATGAAGCGGCTGAATCCGTAGACACCACCAAGTTAGAGAAGATGGTCTACGAGACAATCAGATCTCACGGCATCAGGGGATGCATCAGTGACAAAGTTCGTATGCTGCATCCGACTTACCCCTACAGTTCGATCACGGCTCGTTACCGTGCGCTCCTCGACAAGGGCATGATCATTGATTCCGGCGTACGTATGCCGGGGCGGTCAGGGCGTAGTCAACGTGTCATGGTCGCAACATGTTGGATAACGAAGGAGAATAACCCATATGCCGTACGTGAATAAGGCGAGACCGTACAAACACGAGTACGAGATGCAGTTGAAGCGCGGCGAACACGAGCGCCGGATGGAGCGTCAACGCGCACGAAACGAATACGACAAAAAGGGCATCAGCCGCAAGGGTAAGGACGTTGCTCATGTCAAGGCACTGTCGAAAGGCGGCAGCAACAGCGATGGTACCCGGCTTGAAGCCCCGTCCAAGAACCGTTCGTTCCGTCGCAAGTCCAACGGCAAGATGAAGTAAAACCTGTGGTGTGTTATAAATTGAACCCGTCAAGCACAAGGCGCGAGTGTGCATTGGCAGGGAGTTTTTGTAACCCTCTTATCTCTCTATGCGGATTCATAACACCGCTTAACCGCGTCAGTTGATGGCAGGACCAAACGACCACTTAGTGATCGCCTCCACCCTGAGCATCAGCCGTTTGGCCCACGAGACGGGCCTTCCTATTTAACGAGAACACCTATGGAAATAGTTGAAAACACGCTCTTAAAAGTCACGGTTCCTTACAGTATCGCTGACTCAGCCATCCAGTCGATTGAGAAGTGTGAGTTGCTTGCTGAGTACGGAACGAACAGGCAGGTGGCTATCTACTGGGGACACGACGAGGCAGAGCGTCTCGCGCAGATCTTTGATGCAGGACAGCCGAACCCGAAGATACCTGATGTACCGTCGCCCATCTTCCGCGACTACGAATGGCCGGGTATGTACACGCCGTTCAAGCACCAGAAGGACACAGCGTCGTTCCTGTCGCTCCGGCAACGGGCGTTCTGCTTCAACGAGGCGGGGACAGGCAAGACCTCCGCAGCAATCTGGGCTGCCGACTACCTGATGAATCTGGGCCTGATTAAAAAAGTCCTTGTCATCTGTCCGTTGTCTATCATGCAGTCAGCATGGCAAGCCGATATCTTCAAGACCGCTATGCACAGGACTTGTGGAGTTGCTCACGGGACAAGCCTCAAGCGTAAAAAAATCCTTGATGAGAACTTTGATTTCACCATTATCAACTACGATGGTACGCATGTAATCTTCAAGGAACTACAGGAAGCACAGTTCGACCTCATCATTGTTGATGAAGCCAACGCCTATAAGACTTCGACGACCCGACGTTGGAAGACCTTGGCTAAGTTGATTACGCCAAGCACTCGGCTCTGGATGATGACAGGCACCCCCGCATCACAGTCACCTGTCGATGCCTTCGGACTCGCCAAACTTATATCCCCGCAACGAGTGCCTAAGTTCTCTGGCGCGTGGCGCGATAGAGTTATGTATCAACTGACCCGCTTCAAGTGGGCACCTAAAGTAACTGCTCAACAAGAAGTACACAGCGCGTTACAACCTGCGATCAGGTTTGCGAAGCGTGAATGTTTGGATCTGCCGGACGTTACGTATCAGACACGCGAAGTACCTATGACGCCACAGGCAGCAAAGTTCTATAAAGAATTAAAGCAACAGATGTTGATTGAGGCTGCAGGCGAACAGATATCGGCAGTCAACGCTGCCGCATCCCTTACTAAACTTTTACAGATCAGCGGCGGTGCTGCGTACACGGACAGACATCAGGTCATCGAGTTTGATATCAAGCCGAGGCTCAGCGAACTGAAAGATGTGCTTGACGAAACGTCAAACAAGGTTGTAGTATTCGTCCCGTACATACACACGATTGATGTGGTCCGAAATTTCCTTACTCAGGAGGGTATCAGTAGCGAGGTGATCCAAGGTTCCGTGTCTCCGCGTAGAAGGACAGATATCATTTCTTTGTTCCAGACCGCTGAAGACCCGCGAGTGCTTGTGATTCAGCCTCAATCAGCCGCGCACGGAATTACGCTGACTGCCGCAGACACGATTGTGTTTTGGTCTCCGGTGATGTCAGTCGAAACGTATCTCCAGTGCATAGGCCGCATTGATCGCGTAGGGCAAAAGAACAAGATGACTGTTGTACATCTGCAAGGCTCAGACGTAGAGCGTCGGATGTATAACATGCTGCAGGGCAAAGTAGATAGCCATCAAAAGTTGGTGGATCTCTATAAGCAAGAGTTGGGTAACACAGACGATGAAGTGGAGGATTTATGAGTTCAGTTGACACAGAGGAATTGGTTGAAGCCTATATTGCACTTCGTACCGAGCGTGATATTTTGCTCCGTCAGTACGAGAGTAATGATGAGGCTCTGAAGACTGAGATGTCGAAGTTGGAAGCGGCGCTGCTTGATGTCTGTAACGCTGTAAATGCTGATAGCATTAAGACGGCGCACGGCACAGTCATGCGTAAGTTGAGCGAACGTTTCTTCTGCCAAGATTGGGATAACTTCTACAATTTTGTGCTTCAGAACGAAGCCCCTCATCTACTTGAGAGGCGGATTCATCAGAGCAACTTCAAGGAATTTTTGGGTAATCACGAGGGTGATGGGCTACCCCCCGGCATCAACGTGATGCGTGAATACGGTGTATCAGTACGTAAGGCTAGTAAGTGAGGTTTGTATGAGTAACGATATCATTGCAAGTTTGAAGAACGAACTCGCCGTCGCTGGCGGTGTGGACGATGACACCCGTGCAGTAGCAGGTGGCGGCGGTGGCGGCGGTATCAAGCGTGTCTCCATCAAGGGTGGGGTGTTCCGCAAGTATGCCGGTGGTAAGGAGATTGGTGCCATTGAAGATCGGCACATGAACGTGATCTTCGTGAAGATGGCGCACAACGCAAGTCGTACCTATTACTCTGGTTCGTACAAGGAAGGCGAGAAGACTTCGCCCGTTTGTTGGTCGTCTGACTCCAAGGCTCCCGACGCAGAGGTCAGGAACCCACAGGCTTTGGCTTGTGATAAGTGCCAATGGTCGGTGAAGGGCAGCGGTCAGGGTGGCAGCAGTGCTGCTTGCCGTCTGTCATGGCGTACTGCTGTGGTTCTTCCGCAGGATCCCGGCGGTGACGTTATGCAGTTGTCGCTCCCGGCAACGTCTGCCTTCGGTAAGGAGGAGTCCGGCAAGTGGCCGTTCCGTCCGTATATCCAGATGCTTGCTAATAACAACATCTCAGCAGGTCGCGTTATCACCAAGATGCAGTTCGACACCAAGTCGCCTGTACCGAAGTTGCTGTTCTCGCCTGTTGCGCCGGTCCCTCAAGGCGATGTGGACATCGTTCTGCGTCAGAAGGAGTCGAATGCGGCTGAGATGGCTGTCAAGATGACGGTGTTTCAGGCTGACGAAAGCAGCGACTCTAGCGGTGCTAAGAGCGAAGATGTTGAGGTCGCTCAACCTGTACTGCGCGAGACGGCTAAGAAGACAGATGCGGCTCCTCCTGCGGGGGATGTGTCTGATATCGTTAAGAAATGGTCTAAGAAGTAAGGAGTCGGCATGCCCCGTTCATACGACTACAAGTTCCTTCTGCAATTGCAGAAGTCGGACCCAAACCGTTTGGGGGTGAAACTTGGCCGCATGTGCGTCGAGGCTAACCTTCCTGCGGCTTACGTTGCTAAAGTTCTTGAGACTTCTAGGACCACGGTGTATTCATGGTTCAGAGGACAGGGCATACGCGAAGAGCGTAGGGCCAGAGTAGAGACGTTCATCGACTTGGTTGAAAAGGATATGGAAGGCGGCGTCCTTCCTGCTCAGACCATACTTGATGCGAAGCACTACTTGCGAGAACTCAGCGGAGGTCTGGTGTAATTTAATTGGGTAATTAATGCTTGTTGGCGGGGGACCACAGACCCCGCCTTTTTTATCTGTGGGCGGTTATGAGAAAACAATTTTATGAAAAAGCATTGCCGTCGCAGGGTGTCTACTGTGTATCAGGAATCGACAAGAACGGAAAAATAATTAATCGGTTCGCAGAGACGCTTAGCGATCTGTATACAACAATTGAAAAGATTGAGGGTGACCAAAACGTATTCGTAGCACTTAACACATTTAGTGGGCATAGCCGCAAGGCTGAGTACGCGCTGTACTGCAAGTCGTTCTTTGTAGACCTTGACGTAGGCACGAACAACCCGAAGAAGTATCCGAGCAAGGAGGCGGCACTCGCTGACCTCGCTGATTTCGTGCTTCTTAAAGAGTTACCACCACCCATACGGGTGGACTCTGGTACGGGTGTTCATGCCTATTGGCTGTTCGACAAAGACGTACCGACCGAAGAGTGGCGCATCTACGCCCTGAAGTTCAAGCAACTTTGCTTGGACCATCTCAAGATTGACCCGGCGGTCACGGCTGACGCTGCGCGTATCTTGCGGTGTCCGGAATCCGACAATTATAAGACCGACCCGCCAAGCCGCAGTCGGTTTCTCGACACCGAGTTCCCTGAATATAGTTTTAATGAATTCAAGGAGTACCTTGGCAAGGAAGAACCGACTACTAACTCTATTCTTGACTCCATCCCGAAGGGCATGGACGAGGATACGAAGCGTATTGCCAAGTTAGACAACTACGAAACGACGTTCCAAGACATCGCAGAAAAGAGTCTGAGCGGCGAGGGGTGCGCTCAGATTAAGGAAATCTTGGTCAACGCCAAGATGCTAGAAGAACCGTTGTGGTACGCAGGTCTGTCCATTGCCCGTCATTGCACGGATTGGGAGACTGCTATCCACTTGATGTCTGAAGACCACCCTGAGTACAACCATGAATCGACTATTCGCAAGGCTAATCAATCGTTTGGCAAACCGTTTTCATGCGAGAAGTTCAACGAACTCAATCCCGCAGGATGCGCTGAGTGCCCCATGCGGGGAAGGATCACCAACCCTCTTGCCATCGGGCGCAGACTTAAAGAAGCCGAGCCAGAGGAACTCACCCCGCAGGACACAGTTCGGATCTCGCAGAATTCCGAAGAAGTTCCAAGTCTACCGCAGTTCCTCCTGCCCTATGTACGAGGACGAGAGTCTGGAGGAATCTTCTTCGTACCACCGTCCAAGGTAGACGAGGATGGCGTCAAGTGGCAGGACGACCCCATCTGCATAAGCCAGAACGACTTGGCTCCGTTCAAGCGGATGTTCAGTCCTGCTGACGGTGATTGCTTGATGGTGCGTCACGCAATGAAGAACGACCCTACCCGTGAGTTCATCTTACCCATGAAGCACGTGTATGCCACGGACAAATTTAAAGAGATCCTCAGCAGTAACAGCGTAATGTTCCTGCCGACACACACCAATCACTTGGCTAACTACTTTATCAAGTGGAATCAGTACCTACAAAACATGGATAAGGCGGAAATCATGCATATGCAAATGGGATGGACAGAGAACAACGATGCGTTCGTTGTTGGATTGAACGAGATCGCAAGTAACGGCGGCGAACGTAAGGCAGCGGCTAGTCCGTTGGTACGTAACATATCTAAACTTCTCAAGCCGCAGGGCGACTACGATGTCTGGAAGCGGTCGGCCAACGCCCTCAACGAGCGTGGGTTTGAGATGCACCTGTTCGCTCTGCTGTGTGGGCTTGGCTCTCCGCTCATGCGGCTGACCTCGACTAGCGGCGTGATGGTCTCGTTCACTAGCGTGGAGACTGGCAACGCCAAGACCGGGGCCATGTACGCAGGGCTGTCAGTCTGGGGCGACCCGAAGGAACTTAGCGTGGTGGACGGTAACGCCACGGATAACGCCTTCATCGGTAGATTGCTGAATCTCAAGAACATCTTCTTCGGGATTGATGAAGCCAGCAACATCGACCCAGAACAACTGTCTAAGTTGATCCACCGTATCTCTCAGGGCAAGGCCAAGATACGTATGCAGAGTTCGGTCAACGCCGAGCGCGACCTTGAGATGACTGCATCGCTCATCGCCATGGTGACATCGAACCATCCCATGTACGAGAAGTTGCAGAAGATTAAGGCAAGCCCGGACGGCGAAGTCGCCCGTCTTGTAGAGTTTGTAATCGAGCGCCCCATGCCTCTCGTAGTCAATCCTAGCAGGGGCCGAGAGATATTCGATGAGTTCCGGTACAACTACGGTCATGCGGGGCCGCACTTCATCAAGGAGTTCTTCCGGCTTGGTGAGGATCAGGTCAAGGTCATGATGGCGGCATGGCAGGATAAATTTCGCAGCGACTTTGGCAACGATACTGGCTACCGCTTCTATGAGAACCTCATCAAGGCGGCGTTCACAGCAGGTGAGATAGCCGTCAACGCTGGCATCTTGGCTGTTGATCTGGACAAGGCTTACACGAAGGTTGTATCGAAGATGCTGGAGATCCGTGACAGCACGGCCCACATCAACCAGAACGATTACAAGAATCTGCTTGGCGAGTACAGCAACAAGAATCAGTCATCGTTCCTGTTCATGGACGGTGAAAAACTGATTAACACCTACGAGCCACGGCAATTGATTGGGCGTATTGAGGTGGATACTGGGATGTACTACGTATCCCGCACTGAGTTTAAGAAGTATCTGGCTGAGTTAAACATCAGCGCCCGGCAGTTTGAGATGGTGATGAAGACTGAGAAGATACTTGTTGGCGCTGAGAAGAAGCGTCTTGGCTCTGGCTGGAAGGGCGGCTCTACGTTCCACCCCATCTGGGTCTACGCATTCAAGACGGACAATGCCGAGACTCTGGTAAATGAACTTAACAAGAGTTGAAGAACCGGAGTGGCTACTGCCGTTTGAGTTTATGCAGATAGGCGACAGTTTTTTCGTGCCTACGCT